TTTTAAACACTATGGCGACAAATTCATTAGACGCAGTTTTGGCTCAATACGAGAAAGCAAAACAAGGTAGTACTTCTTCTACCTCAAAATTTACACAAGAAGAAAGAATGAAAAAATACTTCGCGGCAATCCTTTCAGATAAGGAAACTCAAGGCCAAAGAAGATTAAGAATCTTACCAACAACAGATGGTTCTTCACCATTTAAAGAAGTTTGGTACCACGAGATTCAGGTTGATGGAAAATTCCAAAAATTTTACGACCCAGGAAAAAATGACAATGAACGTTCACCTTTAACTGAGGTTTACGAAGAACTTCGTTCAACGGGAAAAGAAGATGACAAAAAATTGGCATCAAATTATTTATCACGTAAATTCTACATTGTTAAAGTTATTGATAGAGATAACGAAGAAGATGGTGTTAAATTTTGGAGATTCAAATCTAACTACAAAAATGAGGGAATCTATGACAAAATTATTCCTATCTACAGAAACAAAGGTGATATTGCTGACCCTGAAAAAGGTAGAGACCTTATCTTAGAATTGACTAAAGCTAAAACTCCAAAAGGGGCGGTTTATACAGTAATTCAAACAGTTATGTATGATGATGCGGCTCCAATTCACGAAGACACAAAACTTTCTGAAAGTTGGGTTAACGATGAATTAACTTGGGCAGATGTTTATTCTAAAAAACCGGTTGAATATTTAGAAGCTATTGCAAGAGGTGAAACTCCAAAATGGAATTCTGATAAAGGTGGTTATGATTATGGTAACTCTGATTCTGATGAGATGTCATTTGGTGGTTCTAAACCATCGGCACCTATTGACCCACAAGCGGGTGATGAAGAAGATTCAGATATGCCGTTTTAATCAAACAAAACTTAGACATATAACTTGGACACTGAGACCTACTTAGTGTCCAACTTGTCTAAATAAACTAAAAATTAAATTAACATATAGATATGGCGATTAAAAAACACGATTTTAAGTCCATTAAGGACAAATTTTCGACATCGGCAAAATACAAACCACAAAGGTTTTTTGATTTAGGACCTGACTTTTTGGATGCGGTAGGTATTCCGGGACCAGCAATTGGACATTTAAATATGTTCTTAGGTCACTCAGATACCGGTAAGACGACAGCTTTAGTAAAATGTGCGGTTGATGCTCAGAAGAAACAAATATTACCTGTGTTCATTATTACTGAACAAAAATGGTCATTTGAACACGCAAAACTTATGGGTTTTGATTGTGAAGAAATGGTAGATGAAGAAACGGGAGAATTAGAGTGGGACGGATTTTACATCTTCAATAATAACTTCAGTTATATAGAACAAATTACCGACTACATTAATAGTTTACTTGATGCTCAAGAAAAGGGTGAATTAGATTATAGTTTGTTATTCTTATGGGATTCTGTTGGTTCAGTTCCTTGTAAAATGACTTTTGAGGGTAAAGGTGGGAAACAACATAATGCGGCGGCTTTGGCTGACAAAATTGGTATGGGTATTAATCAAAGAATTTCAGGAAGTCGTAAATCGGATTCTAAATATGAAAACACTTTGGTTATTGTTAATCAGCCTTGGGTCGAACTTCCGGATAATCCATTTGGACAACCTAAAATTAAAGCTAAAGGTGGTGAGGCTATTTGGTTAAATTCTTCATTAGTTTTCCGTTTTGGAAATGAAAAAGGTGCGGGAACAACAAAAATTACTGCGACTAAAGATAAGAGAACTATTAAATTTGCTGTTAGAACTAAAATTTCAGTAATGAAAAATCACATCAACGGATTGGGTTATGAAGATGGAAAAATTATTGTAACACCTCACGGATTCTTAGCAGGTAAAGAAACCACTGAAGAAAAAGCGTCTATTGAGAAGTACAAAAAAGAATACTCTGAATATTGGAAGAATATCATCGGAACAGATGGTGATTACGATTTGAAAGAGATTGAAGAAAAAGACTAGTAACGAATACAAACAAAAACAAGTGACTAAAACACTTTTGGTTGACGGAAACAATTTAGTAAAAATTGGATTTCACGGAGTTAAAGATTATTATCACAATGGTAAACACATAGGTGCCTTATGGCACTTTGTGAACACCATTAGACGATTCATAGAAGAACATAACTTTGATAAGGTTGTTGTTATGTGGGACGGTGATGATAACTCTTCGGCTCGAAAACTTATTTATCCCCAATACAAAGAAAATCGTAGAGACAGAGATAACGAGTATAAGTTAGATTCTTTCACTGAGCAGAAAGAAAGAATCAAACAATACTTGGAGGATTGTTATATAAGACAAATCAACGTAGATAATAATGAAGCGGATGATTTGATTGCTTACTATTGCCAAATCTCGGAGAACGAACAAAAAACCATCTATTCAGGGGATAAAGACCTTACCCAACTTATTTCCGATAAGGTGTCGGTTTATTATCCAAGAACTAAAGAGACTTACACTCTTGGAAGTAAAATTAAATGTGATTTTTACGAATTTCCTCACGAAAACATTAGAACTTATAAAATTTTATCGGGGGATAAGTCGGATAATATTGATGGGATATATGGGTTGGGTGAGAAAACACTTATTAAGTTTTTTCCTGAGCTACTTGAAAAACCGGTTTCGTTTACCGATATTTTAGAAAAGGCAGAAATCCTTCTGAAGGAGAATAAGGATAACAAAACATTACAAAATTTGTTATCAGGTAAAACTAAAAGTGGGGTTTATGGTGATGAATATTTTGTTATTAATGAAAAAATCATAAATTTATCAAATCCTTTAATTAGTGACGATGCTAAAGAACTTGTTGAATTATATTATAGGGAAACTTTAGACCCTGATGGGAGGGGTCATAGAGGACTTATTAAGATGATGATGGAAGATGGGTTTTTTAAGTATCTACCAAAAGGGGATGACGCGTGGGTTAATTTTGTTAGACCCTTTTTAAAACTAACAAGAAAAGAAAAAAGAAATTTTAAAAACAATTAATTAAAACTATGAAAGACCAAGAATCGGTAAAATTAGAATTCTTAATGATGGTAAATGATAACATCATTGTGCAGAGATTTTTTAACGTGAGAGAGTTCAACAGTGAGGCAAAAAACTCATTGGAACTTTATGAATTACTTCGTGAATTTAAAGACGACATTCATACTCAATTATCATTGAAAACCGTAACGTATATGACGGACAATATGTACGAAATTATTAACAATCCGGCTATTTTGGAAACGTCTTACACTGATGGTCCGGAGTACTTTAACATCTTCATCAAACAAAATGATGTGACAATTTGTCATAGACAGGTGGACGCTAAAGTGTACCCTCCAAAGATAAGATATACTGTGGATGTACGCCCACACCTAAAAAACTTGTTGATGAACTTAACTGACATTTTTTCATCTAAAAATTTAACAAAAAAATATCTAGAAGTTACCTTAAGTGTGTAGTATTTATTATTACACTAAAAGAAAAAATATATGGCGTCAAACAAAAATTTCGAGTATCTAGGTAGTACCTTTCAGATACAATTATTAAACCAAATCATTATCGACAAAGATTTCTCAAGGTCTATTATAGATGTGATTGAAACAAGTTATTTTGAAAATAAATACTTTAAATTAATCATTCAAATGATTAAGGAGTATTACACAAAATACGAACACACACCAACCTTTGACACATTAGAACAAATTACAAAATCTGAGATACAACAACCTCTAGCGGCAAAAATCATTATTGATACCCTTACAAAAGTTAAGGAGTCTACGCTTGAAGGTGCTGAATTTGTACAAGAAAAATCAATGAAGTTCTGTAAGCAACAGGAGTTACAGAAAGTAATGGTTAAAGCTCAAAAAATCATCGATACTGGTGAATTTGAGAGTTACGACACATTAGAGGAAATGGTAAGTAAAGCATTACAAGTGGGGGAACACGATAAGGGAACGGAAAGTGTTTTTAGTAACTTAGATGATGTTCTAAATGAGGATTATCGTCATCCAATACCAATGGGTATTCCGGGTATAGATAGACTCTTAAAAGGAGGTCTTGCTAAAGGTGAAATCGGTGTTATTTTAGCACCAACAGGTGTAGGTAAATCTACTTTACTTACAAAAATCTCAAATCACGCATTTAATTTGGGGTACAATGTTTTACAAATATTCTTTGAGGATAACCCAAAGATTATTCAACGTAAACACATTACATTATGGACAAAAATCCATCCGGATGATTTGTCCTTAAAAAAGGATGAGGTTATGACTAAAGTTCAAGAGATTAAGGAAAAAATGCCTAATGAATTGATACTTAAAAAACTTCCATCTGATACTGTAACAATGATGCAAATTAAGAATCAAATTAGAAAAATGATTTCTGAAGGAATCAAAATTGATATGGTATTATTAGACTACATTGATTGTGTAGTACCTGATAAAAACTTGGGGGATGAATGGAAATCTGAAGGGTCTGTGATGAGAGGTTTTGAATCTATGTGTCACGAACTTGACTTGGTAGGGTGGACAGCAACTCAGGGTAATAGAAGTTCAATATCGTCAGATGTTGTAACAACTGACCAAATGGGGGGTTCTATTAAGAAAGCTCAAGTAGGTCACGTAATTATTTCCGTGGCAAAATCTCTACAACAAAAAGAAATGAAATTAGCAACGATAGCAATAACTAAATCCCGTATTGGTGATGATGGTGTTGTGTTCGAGAATTGTAAATTTGATAACGGTATGTTGGAGATTGATACTGAAAGTTCAGTAACATTCTTAGGTTTAGAAGAACAAACCGAAGAAAGAAATAGACAGAGAATCAAGGACTTGTTAGACAAGAGAAAAGAAAAAAACCAACAACAAATTAATTAATATGAAAGAAAAAATATTAGAACCAAACAATGACAGATTCGTTATCTTCCCTATCGAACATAACGACATATGGGAATTTTATAAACAACATCAAGCAGCTTTTTGGACGGCAGAAGAAGTAGATTTATCTAATGATATTAGAGATTGGGAAAACCTGTCGGATAATGAAAGATTTTTCCTTAAAAACATATTGGCGTTCTTCGCAGCGTCTGATGGTATAGTGAATGAAAACTTAGCTGAGAATTTCTTAAAAGAGGTTCAATATGCTGAAGCAAAGTTCTTTTACGGATTCCAAATTATGATGGAGAACATTCACTCTTTAATGTATTCATTATTGATTGACACATATGTGTCTGATGAGACAGAGAAAGACGAATGTTTCCACGCAATTGATAGATTACCTGCGGTTCAAAAGAAAGCTAAATGGGCTCTTGATTGGATTGAAAACTCTTCTTTTCAAGAAAGATTAGTCGCTTTTGCTGCGGTGGAAGGAATCTTTTTTTCAGGTTCATTCTGTTCAATCTTTTGGATGAAATCAAGAGGTATTATGCAAGGATTATGTAATGCTAATTCATTAATCTTTAAAGATGAGAACTTACATTGTGATTTTGCTATCCATTTGATTAATAATCACGTTGAGAACAAACCAACGGAGAAAAGAATTAAAGAAATCTTACTATCTGCGTTAGAAATTGAAAAAGAATTTATTACAGAATCATTACCAGTATCTTTAATTGGTATGAACTCAAACTTGATGAAACAATATCTTGAATTTGTTACTGATGGTTTATTAGTTAAATTTGGTTGTAAAAAACAATTTAACGTAGAACAACCATTTAAGTTTATGGAACAAATTGCTGTTGAGACTAAAGGAAACTTTTTTGAATCAAGAACTATGGAGTATCAAAAAGCTAAATTGGGCGAGTCATTAACATTTACAGACGATTTTTAATATGATGTCATTAAAGATAAGAAAAAGAGGGGGGGACGAAGTTTCGTTCAACCCCCAAAAAATTTATAATAGAGTTAAACGAGCGGCAAGAGGATTAAATGTAAATGCTGATGAGGTGTTCATTAAGGTGATTACATCAGTTCCAACAGAGGGTGTTATTACAACCAAAGAGTTGGATAAGTTAGTTTATGAGATTGCTGCAGCATATACCGGAAGTCATCACGACTACTCAAGATTAGCATCATCTGTTGCTATTTCTGCGTATCATAAAGAAACTGATGAAAGTTTCTGTAACACAATGCACACATTACACGTTGACGGTATTATTA